GATTCCTTTGGACCGAGATCCCCGAGAATCGCATGAGCTTTAGAAACAATAGATCTAGTCTGATAGGAGAGTGATTCTCTTCTTGCTTCATCAACATAGTACTTGAGTGGTTCAGGTGTAAGAACAAAATCAAAGTCAGCATAGTGATGCTTAATAGTGTCTTTTGATGGAACCTTCTTGTGTTCGTCATAGTGAGAAACGATGAAGTTCCAGATGTCTCTGTTTTCTACAAAGACATTCTCTACACCTTGATTAACGGCTTCTACATAACCATTGCTTTCAACAATTGAGTTAAGCAATCTTGTTTCATAATTCATTCAGAGACCATTCTCTTTCTTGTTTCTTCTACGATGTTCTTAAATTTATCAGCTGACTTATTCTCAAATTTAACCCGATCAACATAAGATCTTGACTCAACAGCAAAATCAAATATTAAAAAAGGTCCGCTATTTGATTTGACGAACAATTGTATCGCATCAAACAGCTCTTGTCTTTTGTAGAAATCAGCAATTGCATCTGCAACAGATTCTTGTCTTGGAGAATCTGGGATAAATAACTTATTTGATTTTTTGCAAGATTCCTTGAAGAAGTTTATTAGTTCTTGACCAGTTGCTTCCATTTACTTTCTTCGCCTCCTTCCATGTAAGAATTAGGAAATCATACTCTGATATACCAGCATTTACACCGACATATGGATTATTCTGCCATGCGTTTAGAAAACATTCTTTCTTAACTTTACATCGTGAACAACCTTGCTTGGCATATCTTATATCGTTAATATCATAAGATAGCCAAGCAATTGATCGCTCATCATTTGCACATACGGCTTTTTTTACCCAATCACTTTGGGCTTTCATTATCTAGCTCTTGCAACTTAGCTTCAATTTGAGCATCAATTGATTCCCAAACCTTAGCCCAAGCTGCTGGGTCATCAGCATCTGATGCCTGAACTCTTGCTCCAGCATCTAATCTGAGTGACTCATAGTTACCGAGATTCTTGGTAATTCCGAGCGAAGCCCAAATTTCTGTTGTCTTTTCTTTTGATGTAGTCATGCGTTCCTCACTTGTGAAGTTTTACTTTTTGTTCCAATAATTTTATTGTATTACCAACCCTACTGCTTGATTGAACAATAGGGCGACCTTGTATTCTTTGATTGAAAAATTCAATCATTTCATAGACTTCGCTTTCATCATAGTATCTCCAGCTTGAATATCCACTATATTCATCCCCAAATTTACTTGCTGATGGAATTAAATTTTTTCTTTCGTATTTTCTAAGAGTGTCGGGTCTACGCTCAACAATCTTAGCTACTTCCCCAACAGTATACAATCTAGTAATCAATATTTCAGACTGCTCATATGGAATTTCAATAATATCTTTGGTGTTTAGCTGCTCAACATAAATCTTATTCTTACCCTTGGATATTTTTTTAATCTTTACAATATTCCCAGCGTACTTATAAAATTTATTTGTTATTGGCTTCTTTGAGATCATGTCTCGCCTCTACTGTCTTAAATCCAAGGTATGATAGAATTTTATTTAACTTTTTAACCTCAACATCAACAGATACAGAGCACCTGATACAGGTAAGGTCAATATAGTTTTTTTGAAATGCATAATATTGCTGACCACTAAACATTCTTCCAGTGCAATTTCTGCAATAGATGCCCGTTGCTTTCGTCATGTTAGTCCAGCCAACAATTATATTCTGCTGTTACAATACCCTTTCCTGGATGTACGAACATCAGCGCCTGTGAGGGTCTACCAACAGCCGCAAGACTTTCTGCGGCATATGTATTTGTAGACTCAGGACTTCCTGAAATTCTTACCTGAACAGTATTGAATGTCATCTTTGTTGGAGTGTGAAAGTGTCCTAGGTAGATATCATCAAACGCTTCTTCAACCGCACCAATCTTCCATCCGTATGCTTTCTTCTGAAAAGAGTAAAAGGTAGATAGGCTTCCGAACTGATCGCCGTGACATAGCAAGCTCTTGTAGTTGCCAATCTTATCAACGGCATACCAATGTCGCTCACCACGACCATCAGGAATCTTGAATTCAATTCTCTTTTCCTTTTCAAACATCAACTGTGTGATGCGGTAAAGCATTCTGTCACCATTTGTTTCAGGATCATGATCTCTTCTTGCCCGACCACCGATTGAGCCATGATTGCCAATCACACCAACAAATGTTACTTTCTCAAAGTTCTCAAGAAGAATATTGATAAAGTTTTTCATAATTCTTGGACCATCAACAGTAATTTGTCTGTATAGACCACCATCAATTAGGAATGACTGACCTGGGAAAATTAACTCCCCCTCAATAATGTCACCAAGAGCCCAAATTCTAATTTCTTTCACAGGATGGTCTTTTCTCTGAATCTCGGTAAGCTGAACAATCTTTTCAGCAAACTTATAAATTCTTTCCTCACACACCTGCGAGTTATAGTCTGGAGTGATCTTGGCAAGCTGCCAGTCAGCAATAATCGCTACTGCTACTTCCTCATCCTTTGTTGTTCTATCAAACTTTGGCTTTGGCACTGGAACATACTTAACGGATTCAACATCTTCTTTAACAGCTCTATATAGAGCACCCGCTAAATCGTCACTCTTTGTTTTAACCTTATTGTACTCTGACAATAATTTATTATAAGAAAGTCTTAATTCACTTTCTGTTACTGGTACTTGCCCAGTCTCTGGGTCGGGTAGCGTTTCAAACAATCCATTTTCCCTTCTATATTTGCAGAGACCATTGACATCAATGGTCTTCCTGCAAGACTTATCGCCATATTTAGCGTTAGCTGTCTTTGGCTCAAATTGAATATTACAGCCTTCTGTTGCACAAACTTTCATAAGGACTCCTTTGGTTCTCGTCAATCATATCATAAGGATATTCAAGAAGTTGCTATGGAAGTCTTTTTTTTATTGCAATTATTTTTGAAGCATTTTTCTTTTTTGTATGAGGCTTATTTTTGTTAGCATTGTCCCTCATTTTCTTCCGATTTTCATTTGACATCTTATTACCTTCTTTATGAAGGGCGCTATGCTCTTGAGATGAGCATAGAAATAAATTATCTAATCTATTGTCAGCCTTAATCTCATTAATATGGTGTACTGTTTCCCAAGCTTGAAGGTATCTGCCTAGATATTTCTCAATAACAAGACGATGCTCATAAGTATATCCACGAATATTTTTAGGATGATCTGGCTTTAAAACCCGAACATAACCTTTGTCATCAATATATTTACCACCACTATAATTAGGGCTATCTTCTCCAGAAGCAAACCTCGCAGACCAATCTATGTCCTTTCTCTGCGATGCAAGCTTTGGTTCAGCCAATTATGCTGCTCCACCTACATCTTCAACATACATCTGAAGGGGTTGCACAGTTGCTGACGCTGGCACATAGTAAGCTGGGGCATTTGTTGCGCTTGCACCCTGAATACGATTGATAGCTGCAAAGAAAACTTCATTGCTAAATCCAGATATATTGCTTTGAAGAACAACTGAATGAGATCCTGCTCCAAACCGAGAGTCATAAGAATTATTTCTTAATGCAATATTTGATATAGTAGCATTTGCTCCAAGCGTAGAGACATCAATATAAGCAAAAGGTGGTGGAGTGAATCTAGCTGAGTAAATCATTGTATTAGCGGAACCATGAGTTCCAGTATGAAGGCTCAATATATATGTGCAGTCCTCAGCACCTTTTGTATCAACAACAAATCCAGTAAAGTTAAGAGTTACTCTATAAAATCTATTTGCAGATATAGTAACACGATTATCACCACCACCAGTTCCTGACTCATCTGTAAGATTAATGATTTCGTGAGTGTTGGAAAAATCTGTGTACGAAGCAGTATTGCTTGTTACGACTTTAAGCTTCTTAATACCCTCAGGGCTGTCAGTTGTAGCCTCTTTAACCTGCTGGATATTAGTTGACATCTGCTGGAGTCTGTCTCCAGTAATTGGCGTTCCATCAGTCCATGAAACTTGTGAATAGTTCTCGTAAGCCATTTATCTATTATACCTCACTATTGTCTTTTAAAGGTCTTTTCAATGAAAGCATCCAGTAAACCCGCAATATCTGTATCGTTTGATACTAATTTAGTTTCAAATACTCTCCAGAATGTTTCAGCATGCTTTGTTGCTAAAGTTAAATTAAGCGGTCTGTATTGAGACATATTATTATAAATATATGTAGTTAATTCATCTTTATTCATTTATACCTCATTTTCCAATTCTTTTACACGATTGTTTAGATCCTGAACCGCCTGTATTAAGTGAGGAACTAGTCCAAGATAATTAACTGAAAGGAAAGCTTCTTCATCATACGGGTTTGCCGAAACCACCAAATCAGGCAGAATCTCATTAAGTTCCTGCGCTATTAAACCAAGTCTTCTTGGGTATAAATGCAGATTTTCTTCATCTAATAAATCTACTGGGTTAAAAGACACGACTCTTAATGAATCATATAATTTATTTAGCCAGGTATCTTCTGCATTTAAAATATACGATTTTGATCGTACATCCGATACTGTTCCAAGAACAGCTGATACAACATTATCAACTGTGCCTCGTATATCTGGGTTATCCCAAACAAGCCCCATGTAATTAAAAGTACCTGGACCAGTTGTGCATCCAGGGTATTCTATGCCAATACCACCAACACTCCCAGTATTCATATTGGATTCACCAGTTGTATAAATACCATCATCTGTTAGCAATGAAAAACTAGCACCGTTAACGACAGAAAACACCTGTGGAGAAATTCTTGCAAGCAGACCGCCATCTTGTATTCTAAAAACATATGCAGTATCAGTTTGATAATTAATCTGAGTTGTCACACTACCGAATTCTGCATACAACTCAGCATCAGAGTTTAGTAAAATTTGTTGCCCAGCTCCAGACCCAGCATTTACCGATCCATATCCAGGCTCTTGATACAAATAGATATTTCCACCAGCAGCAGAGATTGTGTCATTACTTATTTCCCAACCAGCAATGCTTCCAGATGTTGCATTTATTGTTCCAGAAATATCCGCATTAGTTGCTGTGATATCTCCACTAGCAGATACATTAAAGTTTGCGCTAGATATTGTCCCATCAGACAAGATATCAATTCCTGGGGTTGATACAGCGGTTGCTGTCACTCCACCAAGTATTGTTACATTTGATCCAAGAGTAATTCCCTCGCCAACATTTCTATAAATACCAGTATTCCCACCAAGAGCAAAAGCGCCATTTGAATACCAATAATCGTTAGCACCAACAAAGAGGTTTCCTCTGAATTGTCCATTTGTAAACACAGCATCTCCTGAGCTTGTAATAGCCCAGCCAGTAGTCCCCGCATTACTAAACGCAAAAGTATTTGCATTATATGTACCATTAAAATTGTTACTGGCAATGATGGTATTTACAAGAACAAAGTTGGCTGTAAGCTCATTTGAAGTAATTGTGTTCGCAGCAATTTCATTTGCGGTCAATGCATTTGCCGCAATTGAATTAGCCTCAATTGATCTTGAAATAATATGAGCAGATCCGTTCACAATTCCAGGCTGAAGGACAAGACCAGCTGGCTCAATTAGTGATGAGTTGACAGTCTCTACAACAAAGTTTTTAAAGCTATCGTAATTACGAGACTGTGTTGATCTTCTGTCGGGATCTCCTAACAGACCCCAAGAGAAGTCAAACAAAGAATACTGTGTGGTGTCAATTAGACTTGAGTTATTCCCATCATGAGAGTGTCCACCACGACCAGGAAAGAAAAATATTGTATTCTCACTAGGCATTACGAAACCTTCCTTAATACCAGATTTTGAGACACATTATCCCCAATAGTTGTATTGTGAGAAATAACCCAATAATCTGTGTTTGAAATATCTAAAGCGCTAAGATTTGTTACTCTAATTCTATCACCCAATTGAATCTTTGGCATTGCTGTTACATCAAGATTAATGATTGGAACAGGTATTTGTGTTTTTTCAATAATAAAATCAGCAAGTTTTTTAGCATGCACTGAATCTGTAATAAACGGGCTTTGAATGGTTATATCCTTGACACCATATTTCTTAATACTGTCAGCCAAAGAAGCCGATTGCTCTTTAACCTGAACATTTTGCTCACTCATTACCACTGCCGTTCCGCTAAGTACGGTTGCGTATGGGTACTTTGTCAAAGGGTCAGTTCCTTGTAAAAATACAAGCCCGCCAACCTCAGAGTCCTCACTTGCAGATAGAATCATCTCAGCACCATATGGATACGGTAAATATCTTGTAATTTCAACCTTCTTTGGATTTTCAAACAAGATTGCGCTGATGAATGGCGCTTTCACATTGTAAGCTGGAGACTTATCAAACTTAATATCATAATAACGAGATTCACGAACCTTGTCATTAATGCTGTGAGAAGCGGCTGTTGTTTGAAACTGCGCTCTCTCTAAACCATTAAATGATGTAGCTGTTTTTGAAATATATTTAATAATCTCACTATTTATCTTGATATATCCTGTTTCAGAATAGACAGGATCTAGAGTTGTTGATACATATGCAACATTTGCATTTGATGTTAAATTGGAGGTTAATTTAGTTGTAGCCAAGCTTGAGCCATCTGGTGCTATCCAGAGGGACTGAACCGCATTTGTAGATGTTTGAATTGAAGCAATAGGGATAACCACCTTGTTGCACTGAAGGGCGACATTGTAATTACTATTTATAATATTTGTTGAGTCACTAAAATACGACTGAACATTTGCATGCTGATCAATTGATGGTTCAAAGAACCTATAGAAGTGTTCATATTTAGCTTTATCATTTTCATCTATATAAATACGACCCATATCCGCAAATGTAATGTCATTCATAATTTCACGAATTGATGTTTCATTACCGTACAAAAATGCAAACTGAGTAAGCGGTTGCATTGCAGACTCAATGTATCTATTTTTAATTTCATCATCCGCAAGAGATTCGCCATAAATGGCAAACTCATCAGCATAAAAACTTCTAACTGAACTAGGCGCTATTTCTACACCAGTAACTGGTGTGTAAGATGCACCTCTTCCTCCGATAGTGATATCTTTTGATGCCGAAGAAATCACTACTCCTTCAACAACCTCGGTATCTTTCAAATCACCATTTACAAAATACTTTAATGAAGAACCATCATATGTTACGGCGATATGAGAAGAGGATGAGTTTGACAAAGCAACATTTGATGAAACAGTTTCTGTTACAACTGCACTATTACCCAAGACAGTTTTTATCTTAAACCCATTTGAAGTTGAATTATTAAAAAATTCAAAACCAGATGTTGAAGTTGAGTTATTCCAGTTACTTATATACTCACCATCCGTAGCAAAACTACCATTATGAAATTTCCCAAAAAACTCTATTGTCCACTTGTCTTTATAGGATAAATCATTCATTACAGTATATGGTATTCTTACATATGAATTAGATTCTAGGAGCACTGATTTATCGGATAAGTCAGATGTGAGACCAGTCGGTTGACTTAGCTTTGGATTGTTAATGTATACGCCATTGTTTCTGTGATTGTATGAATCCGCAGTTGACCATGTGGATGAGGAGTTCTTGCTTCCAATCGCATCCAATGGAACAATCGTGCAACATTCTGCTGCTGATACAATTACATCCGAACCGCCGCTCAGCGCTTTGTATAGCGATATACTAAATGATGCTGAGCCAGAATTATTAAATGAGTGAAAGAACTCTATTCTTATTTTTCTTGGAACACCAGCTGATAGATTTACCATGCTTGATTCATACCTAGTTGAACTAGTAGTTGTCTGGTATTTATCAAGGATTAGAATATCATCAAGATACAACCTAACACCACCATATGAAATAAAAACAATTAGTTTCTGTAGACCAGAGTCGGTGGGGATGTAGTAACCATCAAACACCCCATTGAAATACTCGGAATATACAGCCGAATCATTACCCGTAAAAGAATAATTTGATATGTCTAGAGCACTAGTATTTGATGTTGATATACTCTTTGACAGTAATGTTAGTGCTGGGGATACAAAGCTTTTTTCTCCCAAGGCTTTATCCATTGGTGATAGTTCTTTATCAATAGCATCAGCAACAATGTCTTTAACTGACTGGACATTTTTTTGATTCGTTGGCATTCCCCAAAAACGAGCCCTCAATCCAGTTGATGGAATAATGCTATTTCCACTTCTATCAATTGTTTGTTCGTTGAACGAATACAGAGACACAGCCTCACGATCTTTTGCACCCTGTTTATAAGTATTTAACTTTTTAATATCAGCGCTTGGAAAATTTGCTCTCATCAAAAGATTCTTTACAGCATCACCAACATAAGCATTTTGCAAAAAGAAACCATAATTAATTGATCTTTCAGAAAGAAACTTACTCCAGTCCTGAAGGTTTGCACCAACTGTCATATCAGTCCCAACTGACCACTCATCTACATAGAAGGTACCATTCTTTACATATTCATAAATATCAAACGATACAGTAGCTCCAGTAGTGTGTGACTTAGCGGTAGTGTTTCCGTACCCCCGCTCCGCTACCGTCACAACATTTGAAGAATCAACTGAAGAGCATAAAACTACCTCTTCGGATTGCGTTCCCTCATCAATAGTTACAGTAAAGTAATTCCCCGCACCGCCAGATGGAAGGGATGAGCGATCAAGCACAGAGAATGTTGAAGATGAGTTTGAAATATTTGCTTGAAGCTGAGTTGTCAGTACAGAGCTGTTTAAATCATCACCGCTTGGCTTCTTTATTCTCCACCCCGTATATATTTCAACTTCAAGATCTTTAACCATATATTTACCATATGTAGATGAACTATTGAAAATATTAAATAATTTTTCAGTATTATCAAGTGTTAGATCAACTGATGCAGTTTCAGAACCGCCGATTGGCAAGCTAGTTGAATGTATATCTCTTGTTCTATTTACTGAGTATGATATTACATATTCACTAATATCTTCTTCATAAATAGGAACAATTTCCTGGATCCTGGCATAGTCCCCTGGATTTTTAGTTGTGTACACAGTAACTTTTATTTTTGAAATGTTATTTGTAGATAACGCCTCGGAAAGAATGTGATCTCTATAATAACCGCCATCGGGGATAGTGCCAATCTCATCAAGAACGAGATTTAATGACCCGTCATATGCTTGCAATAGGTATGTAGAGATTTGCCCATAAAACTCCGATGTAATTATACGAATCTTATTTACTTTTCTTGTTGTAAATGTAGCTTGAATATATGGATTTGTAACAAAACCATACCCATCATATGTAGCATGAGTATTTGAGTTACTAACACTATTAGACCACCAGCCAAACTCTAAACTACTACCCATCTGAGTATTAGAAAGATCATTTGTTGTAAGTGAAGGCATAGCATACCAAGAACCATCTGCCTTTATTACATCACCATCAGCATCCACAGCTCCAGCAACAGCCCATGTAAACGACTGTCTTCTGATGCCATTAAAAGCTTCTGATGCAGGAAAGAAAAACCCTCTTGACGGGTATGAATTAACAGCTGGGGCATCATTTGTTGTTACAACTAGATTGTCTAAATGACGACTATCCATCCATTTAATAATAACCTTAGGCTTAATTTTCTGAGCTGGTGCTGCTATAGCCGAATTAAACGAATTAGATAGTTGTTTTCCATATAGCCCAGATGTTAACATTTATACCTCTTCAAGCGTCATTGCGCAGCTAAAATAGTATACATCATCTACGAGATCTCTTCTAATTAAGTTCTCAGAGAAGTTAGAGACAAATACAGTAATGTTCTCTTCTGTATACGGAGTTACCCCATCTTCATCTTGATTTATAATAGTAAGCGTATGAGTATCAGAATCCATTGATATTGCCTTAATATAATTTCTTGATTCTCTATAATCAACTGTTCTATCGCCATAGTTAGGAATGAAACTCCAATTTATATTGAAAGTTCTTTTTGCTGCACTTCCAGCGGCATTATTCTTGTAATACCTGGATGAATCTCCCGACCAATTTGTATTTTCAATATATAACGGAGCAGCCGAGGAATCAAGTGTGCGGCTCTGATTAGTTAATGGTTTTCCATCAAGCATTAGCAGAGCTCTGATTAACGAAGAATCAGCGGTAATGTTATTGCTAAATCTAATTGCCTCTGCTCGTATATTAGAATTGTTTAATATGTTAATTCTAATTGTTGCAAGAACTATCTTTCCAGCTATAAACAGGCTGACTTGACCAGATAGGTTTGCGCTACCAAGTGCAATTCGTGTTCCGTTTGAAAGAAGCGATGAAAGAATTGAAATCTGAGAAGCGCCATATGAATCCTTCATCATGGAAGCCGATACTGATGAATCAGAACTCATTGAGCATGATGATATTGAAATCTTTGTTCCGCTTGAAGATACATCACCACTAGTTGATAGCGATGCGCTTGCATAGGCAATCTTTGTGATATTTGTTTCAACAAGAACTTCTGCTGAAATTACAACATCACCATCTTGTCTTTCTGTTGCGACAATAACTGTTGCGCCATCAACAGAGAGATTTGCTGCTGCGTATGCGATTTTATAAGGATTAGATACAACATTGGAATTTGATGCAATCACAATATTTGCAAATCTTATTTGATACGATGATACTGTGAGCGTTACGCTGCTATTAATGTCAATCGTGACATCCACAGCATCCGCTTGGTAGAAATCTATACCACGATTAAATGGTTCACTAAATGAATAGAAACTGTCAGACATCTCTTATTTCTCTTTGAGAGAAATCTCAACATTGTAATATGCACACTGGTTGGGAATATCTCTTCTCACTAATGTTTCGCTATATGATTCAACATATACGACTGTATTATAGGCAGGTTCTGCTGGATCAAGAATAATTGAAAGTGTTGCTGAAGATGGTGTCTTTGCTAATGCATAAAGGAAGTTTCTTGCAACCCGACCATCAATGGTTCTTTCCGACATATCTGGAAGGTAAGTGAAGGACAGGGTATAGTTGTTCTTTGCATTCTTAATAAATCTCCGCTTATTCCCATTAAGTAATTCAACATTAGATGCCGATGTTGACATAGCACTACTCATAGTCCGACCATGCTCTGTAACCTCTGTGCCATTAAGCACGACAAGGTGAGTTATATTAGGCTGTTGATTCTGAATTGTTGGCATTTATAACCCCTGATTTATTCCGTTATAGCTTGTGAATGTTCTTGTCTCCATACCAGCAGCTTTCTGTTGCTTTGGAAGCACATTAACATTGTAACTCTTCATCATACTCTTAAACCATTCTTCTTCACCAACAAATGTGTCAACATTGATATTCACGGTGGATACGCTAGTTGTTCCTCCACCACCTGCATATGCTGGGACTCCAGAAGGTGCTCTAAACTTTGATTGGTTAATGCTTTGCATTGTTCTTACACCCATGTTTCTTACAGCATCAGCGTTTATAACATACTCACCACCATGCAAAATTGCAGGGATTGCCTTTGATGGAGCGCCAGGAACATAGCCGCCTGTTTTAAACTGGGAGGCATAAGCTGGACTGTATTTTGGAGTTAAATAATTAATGATATGATTATTTCTTTTATTAATAAGTCTTGGTAATGCATTTTCTCCAAATTGATCATAATATGAAACAGGTACATGCATGTCATAATTATACGGCATAGGGTAATTCAAATCATTACTTAGTGATTCAATTGAAGAAACAAAATGATTTGCATGAAGACCAGTATTAAGCCTTAATTCAAGAGCTAATTTACGAATAATTGCATCCTGCCAATCGTTTGTGTAGTGCTCACCAGTCTGCCATAAACCAGTACCACCTAGTTGTTTCATTCTGTCAGTAATCATATGATCTTTCATATCTCTAAAAAGCTGGTCTGAAATTGTACTAAACTGATTGTCTGTGTAATATCCAGTTTGTAGTCTACGAATTAAATAATCGGGTGCGCTAGTTGTTGCTAATTCACTTGGTCTAAAGATTTGAAATGCATCTTTTGGAATTCTTAAACCTGTCAAATCTTTCGGTGTGAAATAACTATCAACTGCATACAGGGTATCTAGTGCACCAGGATTTGCATCCATTACCGCTTTTAGATTTGCAAGGAGAATTTCTCCCCCAGCCTCTTGTCTAGCCATATGTCCAGCAGCAGGGCTATTAATTCCAAAATGAATTGTATTTCTCAAAAGATTATGTTTTGAAATTTCTCTTGCACTCATGCGATCACGGACTGTAGGGTTTTTTAATAGATCTTCTGTATTTGTAAAATACCCAGCCATTTTAGCTAGTCTTGTTTCATACGCTAATGATGTCCCCATGTTTGAAAAAAACTTAGTTTTTGTGTTATAGTCACCTGTTGGTTTTAAGAATAAATCTCCCCCTTTACCAGTAATAAATGGATGCTGTGGTGGTCTTTCATGCACAATAATCAATTTTTCTAGCATGTCATCAACAGAACCAGCATTCATCAAATCTTGCCAGACTGTAGGCATACCGCTTACTTCTCTATTAATACCTGGTGTCATGTCAATATTTGCTTTTGCAAATGATGCAGCTTTTGCTGCAGATATTTTTGTCTTACCCAATTCTGCTAATTTTTCAAATATTGATTTAGCATAAATATCTCCATTTGAGGCAGCATACAATAGCGCATCAACTTGAGGTACTGATGTAATTTTTGAACCAAGAACTTGCAAACCACCATCATTCATAGAGTCTCTAACAAGTGACCTTGCAAAATGCCAATTCGCTGCGGTTTGCGCCCCAGATGCTGAGAATTCAGCAAGACCGCTTAATGTATATGGATCAGATGGTATATTTTTAATAACAGTATCCAACGGATTAATAACTTGTCCATTAATTGCAGAGAAACCAGATTCAAAAAGATTAGTTTTCTCTGCGAGCACTCTTTCTATATTGCCAAAAGTAACAATTTTTCCATCTATATTAAAACCAGGTATTGAGCTATAGGCTGCAGATGTGTCGCCAATAGAGATGTCTAGTGGATTTAAATCAAATGCACCAATTTTTGTTCTAAGGGCTGGTAGTGGACCAGATACTCCAGGTGTTAATTCAGGGTATATAGATGGTTTGCTTGATATTGAATCAACAATATTGTCTACTCTTGATACAGATTTGGCAATGTTTGATTCTATTACTGGTGTCATTGTTTCTCTATTAAACAATTTACCAATAAATCCAGAAATTTTTGCACCAACAGTTTTCTTTGGTATTGATCTAGAAATTTCTGCTGCTAGTCCTTTCCCAAACGGAGCTGCTGCTTTACTGGCTCCAGCAGTGGCTATTGTCGCAATAACATCAGCAGTATTAATTAAACCTTCAATAGCTCCAGCTTCACGAAGTCTTGGATTTTTTCCAATTAATCTACCGCCTGTGTTTATTAATGGATTAAGAAAAGTTGCTTGATAGCTTTCTAGTTGCGATCTAATAAATCCAGGTGTTGCAGTAACTACATCAATGCCCTTGAATATTGCTTTTTCAACAAAATTTAATCCCTTTTCAGTTTTCCAATCGTATGGTTTTTTAGAAATAGCAACCCCTGCTGTTGCAAGAGCAAACTGTTTTTTCGCATCATTAGTTTTTGCATTAGATTGCTGCTCAATCCTATCTGCGCTTCCTCTTGTGTTTGAAGGATTTGCTCTTCCAACTCTATTTGCTTCCGACATATGGATAAGTTGTGCAGCCATTTCAGCAGTAGCATCATCTTTATAGACTCCTAAATTCTTACCGCTATTTATTGCAAACTTTATTGCTTGTTGATCACTTATAATTTTTCCATTAACAACTGTTGGAAGAAGCATTGTGCCACGATCTGTTCCAATACTGAGTGACCTAACTGTGCTTACCCCGCCTTCACCTTTGATATTGTTTTTTACTACAGGTAGTTTATTAAGATTTATATTTCCTGGTACAACTGGCTTAACAACGGTTCCGTAAGGACCGTTTAATGTTCCGTCACCCTTCTTTGGAGCTATCGCCCCACTCCTCTTTGGTACTTGACCACCCTTGAGGAATTTTGGAAGAAGGTTGTTATTCATCTTATTCAAAGCGCCTATGCCAATTCTTGAAACCGCCTTCGCATTAAGAATGTATTCTCCACCATGAAGAAGTGCTGGTACACCTTCTTGTGTTGGTGCTGGGATGTATCCTTCTGGATACCCACTGTTTTGGTTCTGGGTTCTTGTCGGAATAATTCCACCCTTTGCTCTTGAAGTTGGCTTCAATGATGGGTTTGGAATAAAAGCTGGCTTAATTGGTCTTGCTCCAATAGCTGCCGTTGAAAGACCAGTTCCTGCGGTGAATTGCTGATAGGTTAGTGGAGCGAGACCCTTAACCGCTCTTAGTGCGTTATTAGAAGTGAAAGCATCAGCCCTTCCAACATTAAGACCAGCTCCAGAAGGTGTGCTACCTGTTGTTCCACCACCGCCTCCACCACCGCCAGCCGCAGCATCTTTCTGAGCTTCACCAGCGGCTTCTGCTGCTGCTTTAAGACCGAGCCATTTGAGACTTGTTGCATCAATATATCCACGCATCTCTTCAAACAAATCTTTATTAACAGCAACATCATTTCTTAGAGCATCTGTTATTGCTCTATTGCCATCAATAATTGCTTGCTTATAAACTTTCTCCCAGTTTTCTTTGAACTTAGTTGTTGCTTCTGCAAACGGAGTGAGGAAGTCATTTGTTACAGCGGTAACAATTGCTGTTGCTGACTCTTTGAAGTTATCTTTGAGACCAGTTGTGACAAGACCAAATGAATCAATAACGGTTTGTTTCTTGTCTCCAAATACACCGCCGATATCGGCAAGCATTCCAATTGTTACGCCAATAACAGTATTCTCGCTAGTGTCTGAACCTAGACCATACTTTTCTTTTGCTACCAGGACTAGTTCATCAAGATTTGTGCTAAATGCACCGACAACATCATTTGGCATCTTTGTATTAATAGTTGTAGCAAAGTCGGTAAACATCTTTTCAAACGCAGCACTATTGTCAGTTGCTGTTTGATTTGTGATGTTATAAAGCTCTCCAATTTGGGTCTTGTAATCTTCAATCGTTACTGGTGGGAACTTTGTAATAGTCTCAATTGATTCCTGGAACTTAGCAATTGATTCATCAAAGAACTTTTGAGCTGCATCCCTTGCCTCATTAATAGCTTCTTTGAGTGCATCAAGATTTTCTTTTGCAAGATCTTTTGCCCGACTTGATTCAAGAGAATTAAGGTCTTCATTAAACGACTTTGTTTGAGAAGTCTGCTCAAGCTGAAGCATTCTTGCATCATCTGTACGACCTTCGTATACAGCCAATGCATAATTTCTACGGAACTGCTCATCACTAAGCGCCTTGTCATCAAGCATCTTACGCTTGTTAGATTCAAACTCTTTTGTCTTTGTTAATGATTCTTCCGCTTTTTCAAGTTTTCCAAGTGTCTTAATCTGTACATCATAAATCTTTAACGCAGCATCTCTCTGCTTCTCAAGAGCCTTGGTTGATGCATCAACATACTTATCAATTGCATTCTTTAATTCACCAGCAATGTAATTCTGCAGATCCTGAACTGCGCTCTTAATACCTTCCTTGAGCTTCTCACCAATCTTTCCAGATGGATCATTCTCTTCAAAACCATCACCAGCAGAATTGGCAATAGCTTCACCAGCGGCTTCACCAGCCTCTGTGCCAGCATCAACGAGAGGCTTCTTCCCTTTCTGAAGAGAATGGGTGCTTTCTTTAACACCAAGATCTGCGCCTTTCTTCAAACCACCCTTGATAGTATTTGCTATTCCATCAATTGCCTTGCCATAAAGATTTACTCCGCCATCAACCAATCCCTTAGCGCCATCAGCAAGAGCGTCAATAGCACCACTAGCAGCATCGGCTCCAGCATCAACCATCCCATACATTCCGTCAATAGTGTCATTCATGCCATCACTTATTGCACTGAACCATCCCATACCTGGGATCTTGCTAAGCCAACTAAAACCCTTTGCAACTGCTTTTGGTATTGCTGTGAGTGATGTAAGCATCAATTTAACGCCTAGGGCAATAACTTTTACAAGACCCTTCATTAAACCAGCAAATATGGTGATAACTGCTTTTACTATAAAGCCAGCAACCTTGATAAGAACTTTCATTACTGCTTGCCATATACTTACAAGCACTTCTGCGACTCTGGCAAAGGCTGCTGTTAAGAACTTGAGTGCGTCACCCCAATTTCCCTTGAACATGGAAACAACAGCCATAACAATATTGACCACTGCGTACAGATATGGTTTGATAATATTTTCAACAAGCGATTTAAACGCTTGTGCAACCATTTGCACAACCTTAACGAATTGTCTAAATATTGTAACAAGTCCATTAACAGAACCTTCTGTCCCCTTTGCTCCACCACCGAACTGAGCGAACAAGTCCTGAATTGGTCTTGTTATTTCCATCAATGCTTTCTTGATGACACCGAAAGCAAATGCAAGACCTCTCAGTGGTCCAGCCGCTTTTTCTTTGAACATTCCAAAGTTTTTAACAACAAGCATTACTGCTACACCAATACCAAGAACAATTGCTCCAATGCCAGTAGCAAGCATTGTCATTCTAAAAATCTTCATTGCAAGATCTGCGAGCTTTACATTTGTAACAAATCCCTTAATTGCAACACCCATTTTTCTAAATGTTCCTGGGGCTGCCAGACCAAGTGTTCTTTGCTGAGCTTCAAGAGCTGCTATGGCACCCTTAGCACCACTAACACCAGCTTTAAATTGTTTAATTGGTCTTAGGGCTTCTACAAATCCTTTGCCAAGATTTGCTGTCTTGCTAGTTGTTGCAAAGTCTTTAATGCCACCTACAGCTTTACGAGCACGAAGTTGTGTTTGCATCCTTGCGCCCTGAACACCACCACCTGCAAGAATGTTTGCTTGATCTTCCGCTGTTCCAAGAAGTCTTCTTGTTGCTGATATTCTTCCACCACTAAGTCTTGAGAGCGCACCTCTTGTGCGGCTTGGAGATCCAGGAGTTGTGTCATCAAGAAGTTCATTACCGCCTTGAAAAAAACGGGTTCCTAATTTATCTGTAACAATACCTTTAGCCTGATAAAATGGATCTCTATCAGCTACAAGATTTTGTCTCGCTGCTCTTGCAAGTCTTGCAGCAGAATTTGCTCTACCAGCAGCAAGAGCATTTGGAACACTTGCAACTTTTGCAGAGTTTGTAAGTTGATATGCATACTGAGCTGGGGTTAGTGCTCTACCAGCAGCAATTTTATTAGAAATAGTTCTGCTCTTGAAAAAATCAGTTCTTGTTGCACCAGCATTTCGTGACAAAAATTCTTCTATTTGATCTGACTGAGTTAGCTTACCTTTTAATGCAGGGGTTAGCAAAGGTGTTAACTTTGATTGTCTTGGTGCTTGGAAATTTCTCATTGCTGCTTGAGCAGTTGCTTGTGCTTCACCAAGATCTGGTACCAATTTTTTAGCCAATGATGACTGAACGATGGTGCTATAGAGGGATTTTACTTTTCCATCAGCTAATCTAGCAGCCTCTCCTAAACCAGCAAAACCACCAGATGCTGATGTAAGTTTAGGAAATAGACCAGTGAGTGCTCTACCCAAAACACCCATTGATGCCTGAATCGTACCAATACCAAGAACTATTGGACCAAGAACTGCCAGAAACGCAAGGAAGCCAAGAATCACTTTGGATATATTTTGTCTAGTAGCCTCAGACAGTGATTGCCATTTTTCATAAAACACCTGAATTTTGTCAGCCAAACTTTTCAATGTTGGACCAATTGTCTTCATCAAATCCGCAGCAAAAAGCTTAAATGCGTTTTTAATTTTTTGAATAGCTACTTCAAGCGAACCGAGTGACTGCTCCAATTCCATATTAGCAACTTCTTGAGCGTTTGATGCACCAGCAAGCTCAACGAGCATTGCACGACCAGATTCTGTTTTTGCTGTACCAATGATGTCAATTCCTTGACTTTGCTTCTTCTGAACGACAACATCAGCAACTGCCTTTCTTACTTCTTTAGCTGTTTTGATTTCAGCAGCAGAAACTTTTCCGTAACCTTCAACCATCTGCCCCGCCTGTGCGGTTGCAATTCTTGCAATGATTCCAATGTCACTAAAGTTATTTATAGCTGTTGGAAGCGCTGTACTATTTAATTGATTAAACTTACTTAAAGCACCTTCTGCTACGGATGCAAGAATTCCTTCTGATGTATTAGCGCTTCTTGTAGCCTTATTGAGTTCTCTATCAAATTGCCCCATCTGCTGAATGGCAATATACATTCTTGGTCCTTGACGCTTCTCAAAGATTTCAGACATAAGCTTGAGGGCACCCTCTGCTCCAGCAGAGCTTGCCTCAACTTTCATAAATACATCAACAATACCCTGAAGACCAGTCAACCCAGTTTTTGTTGTTTTATTAAAAATATTCTGAGTATCAGAAGCAACTCCATATTGTTTAGCAAGACTTGCTAATAATTCTGTGTTTTGCTTAGTTGGACTGATTGCTCTTTGCAATGAAACTTTAATTGAGTTTGCAGAAGCACCAACATCAAGACCAGCAGCCTTCATAGGAGCAAGCAATGCTGCTGCCTCTGTCATTGACAAACCAAAGCTCACTGCCATTGAACCTAATTCTGGAAGTGACTCAGACAAATCTTTTAGAGTTAGCGCCGTGACATTTTCAATATTGTTAAACATATTGAGCTGTGTTCTGGCAGCAGAAATAGCTCTTGCTTCACGGTCTCTTGCATCTGTTAATTTATTAAAAGCACCAGATGCCTCAAGAGCTCTAACTGAGTTGAAATACAAAGCCTGGGCAAGGTCTTGTGCGCCAGCAGCATCCATGTTGCCGAGTTTTTCAGTAATAAGTGTTAGCTCTGTAAGTGCTGTGATATTTTCATTAACACTAATTCCCAATTCAGCAAAATCTGTTGCAAGACCAACTACAAGATCTTTTGATACACCAAATTTATTACTTAAACCAGTTAACGCAAAATCAAGAGCCTTAAATGAATCAACCATTTTGTTAATAGCAGCCTGGCGCTCTGCACCACCAAGACCCTTGCCAAGCTTCTTATCAGCCTGTTCGGCTGTCATTGCAACGCCTTCAAGAACCTTTGTTAGTCTTACAAGAGCAGCATCAACTTTAACTAAACTTTGTAGACCAGTTCTTGCAAACAGCAACAATGGTGCTGTAAGGTTAATCATCAGGCTTCTACCAACGAATTGGGCATCCTTACCCATCTTCTGGAGTCTCAGCGAGATATTAGAAAGGTCTGATCCAAAAGACCTAATTCTCAAACCACGAAGTGTTGTTGAGAATGCTTTGAGTTGGTTCTGAGCGGAGGTTAGCTCTTTGCCAAGCTTTGTAGTAGGACCACCAGCTTTTAATATTGCGAGGTTATAGTTCTGAATATTGGAGCGGAGGCGCTTGCTCTCTTCAGAAAGAGCAGCTTGATTTCTCTTTAGTTCTTTTAAACTATTAGCGTGTTGATTAACACCTTTGCTCGTGATGCCTAATGCTTTATTGACAGCTTTAGCATGGCTATCCAGTGCCCTCATTGGCACTGTTACACCCTTTAGGTTAAGAGCAAGATTTCGTACAGATGCGCTTAAATTAGCGACATCCTTAACACCCGTAGTATGTACGCTAATTATTAGATCTACATCAGACATATTTGTACCAATATAGATTATCCCATTTTATACAGTAAATAGCAATCATTATTCCTGCGTGTAGCCTAATGGAATACCGAAGCTCATGACCTCAAACGGTCTCATCGGCTCATCTGGAATTTTATCTTCTGGCGAATACCAGTCTTCATCAAAGTCAACATCTGCTCCTTGGGAAAGAGCTAGGGCTTTGATTTCTTTACTATATTCATTTGAACAAGCTCGGTACAGAAGAAACATTTCGTGAAGAATTAAAGACTCCTCTAATTCCTCTAGACTTCTCCATGCACCGACTTGAACAAATATTTCTGACTCATACTTCAGAAGGGGGATCTCATTCCATGATAGAGGCTCACCACCTCCACCCTCCCCGTTTATTGGTTTGGGTCGTTACCCATTGCGGCAGCCATAACTTCACCGAATGTTCTGAGGTCAAGAATATCCTCAAGAGCATCACGGTTTGCTGCCAATTCTGGATCTGCTTTGCGCAGAGCAATAGAAGCTGCTGAGATCATCTTATCAATATCGTCATCAGTCATTCCTGCTTCATTATCAGTCTTCATTTCGTTTGCAACCTTCATAAACTCACGGAGGTGCTTGATGGTCAAAGGCTTAACAGTCCTTTTCTTCCCATCAGAGAAAGTAATTTCAGTACCTTTAAACAAATCATTATTTGTTGTCATTTTAAAATATTGCTCCTTTTTATAATCGTAGGGAATATAAGAAAAACTCCCAGGTTTCAGTATATCATACTGATTCCCAGGAGTTTTTACTTAGTACAAATTTTTGGTGTTAATTATTGCTGATCAATAATCTTGCCGTATTCGTAGCCTGTGTCACCAGTTACTGGCAAAACACGGAACGATACTTCAAACACGGTTGCTTCAGCTCTCTTCATTGAAATCATTGAAGTGGTCATTGACACTGCTCGCTTAGTATTAAACTTGCGGGTCTTTGTTACCGATGCTGTTGAACCTGGGGCATTACCAGTTACCTGGAGTGCGTACTCAAATGGGTACACGCCCTGTGAACCGAACAACAATGTCTTAGTATTTGCGCCATCATTATTTGCTTTGATTGACTCTCCACCAGTTACATTGTCATAGCTCCATGCTGTTGCAAGGTTGTTAAGAGTTCCTTCTGCAAGGGTTGTCTTAACCATTACTTTCACCTTTGACTGAATGACCTTTGCTGCGTCACCGTACTGGTCAATTTCAATGTCAACCATGTCTGGTTCCCACGAAATTTCAAGACCACCTTGGGTTGCGCCCACATCTGTCAAGCTATCAAAATCTGAGTTTGTCATCGTGATGTTGGAAACACCAGTTTTTACTGTTGCTTCACCAACTACGATATTGGAAGTTGTTACTGCCATTTTACTATCCTCCTGTTATTCAAGGACAAATATTTTCTTGCCCTTGCGATCTCGCCATTTAGAAATCTTAATGGCATGATCAGTTTTTATTTCATCAGAGCGGTTTCCGATCCCACGACCTTTCTGCCACTCAAAATCATAAACATCTTTTCCTAGTTTCACGGAAAACCCTGGGGTCTTGCCGATGTATGTAATTACATTATACTTCATATACTTTTATGATACCACAAACTATCTATAGACTTACTGAAAACAGGGAGAAATCAAGGTCCATTTGATACCAACCTTCTTTCTCAATCGGTTCTGATACAGATGTTGAAACCAATTGAGAGCTTAATATACGAACATTTGAGCTAGACACAGTTCCTTGTATTTCATCACCATGACCGAGTAATTCAATCAATCTTTCTCCAATTTTAAACATTCTATCAACATTGGAATCATAAACTGAATAGCGGATAGCGTCATACCTGTTCCAGTATGACTCAACAGATGGGATGTGAGGGTTGTAGTAATAAACAACAAAAGGAGCTGTTTCTGTACCGTAACCAATTACTGGAAAGAAGTTCATTGTTTTTCCAGCAATGTTTGCTAAATCCGTATCAGCTTTTAAAAATGTATTTACATCATAGACACTAATTGGCATAAATTACCTCAACACATCCTTTGTAGGAGCTTTAACATTACCACCAGATGTAAAGCCCTGACCTGAAAAGGATCTTTTAATTTCAGCTTTGATAACCTTTGCAGCCGCTTCCTTTATCTTGTCTCTCTTAGATGCAATTGCTACCTGTCTAACTTCTTTATAAAACCTTGCATATCCCTGAGCAACAGAAGCCTGTCTAGTCTTCATGAGACCATCGCCAGCAGAGATCGTTCCCCCGCCCTTCCTGCCAGTCAACAAGATTGCCGATGCGATCTGAATGTTTCTACCATTCTTACCAGTTTGCGATTTCGGATATGGCTTAATCTTTAATTTAATACCGCCAGCACCAAATGGTATCAATTCATACTGGAGATACTTAGCAGCCTTTGCGATTGGAGAAACAGCATCCTTTAGTTTCATTTTAGCCATCATCATAGCTTCTGCCTGAGCATATGAAATTCTGTTTGGCAATGTATCATAATAAATCTGTGCAGCAATCAATTGCGTCATTGAACGACTATCTACCTGAACATTAAGCATTCTCTACCACCTTGCGACATGTAAGAAGTATTTGACGCACCTTCCCATTAAGACCAGTTTGCTTATGTATATTTACAATTTCAACTGGTCCAGCCTCAATGATATTTCCAAATCTATCTACAACATTTTGAATTCTATTATTATAAATAGCGTAAGCCTGATCTTTATGCGAAATGTAAAATTCAATTTCATCAATATTATCTATGTAAGGATAAGTCCTTCTTTCTGAAGACATTGACTGAAAGAATGCTTTTATTGTTCCAGCCTTAGTGTATGTCATTGTTTTCTGACCAGCATCATTCACAGAAGTGGTGCGTGTATAAACATCAATGCTATGCGGAAGTGGTAGAAATGTTCCTTGTGACATGATTATACAATATAGTCCATAACGAAAAGTGTATAATCCATCAACAGGACATCTGCATCAATATTGCCAGTTGACTCGTAGAACGAAGAATCTCTTCTCATTTCGTACTCAATAGTATCCATATCCACTCTTGCTATACCATGCCTTCTAAACTCAGAATCATCATTCATCATGTCAACTAACAAAAGATCTGCTGCTTGCTCAATATTGTTCGGAACAAACTGCCATCCAAAATCACCCTCAATCCGATACACACTTTGAGGATTAAACTTATTAACAATTAAAAGAACATTTACGCTATCAAGAACTGATTTCCTGAACTGAACATAATATGAGCTGCCAAAACTATGAGGTTCTTTTATTTTTTCTATATGATTCATTGTTGCATCTGAGTAATCATGAAGAACTATCTCATCATTGGTTCCTGGATCGGCTGTGACCTTTCTCAGAGTAGTTATTGGATTTGGAAGATGAATTGATTTCTTTCCAGAACCCATAACCTCAAGCTGTTTATTTGGATAGTACTCAAAAGACTGTCCACAGAAAGTGTTGATAATATTCCTTACCTTTTTCTCCATCTTTTCAAACTTGTCATACCAATCGGTTTCAAGCTCTGGATGGTCTTCAAAGAAGGTGTCAATATCAATGTATGGCGTATAGACATTAAAGTATTGTGACTGTGTGTATGATGTCGCACTTATCGTATATGTAAAATCAGCACGATATCTTCCCGCAGCATTTAGCACATAGATACCAGAAGCTGCTTGACCATAGGTGATGGTATAAACTCCAGCACTTGATCTTGTTGCGTTTGTTGGACCAGAAACAAGTGATCCAAACTCATGATACAAACTAACTGACACAACATTTGATGTTGGATCAGCAGGAAGTGTTAAAGTTAGCGTCTTGCTTGTTTCAATTTTTACATCATCCATAATACTCAATTATATCAGAGAAGGCATTCTAAGCCTTAGAATGTCTGCATTGCTAAAGATACTTGAATATCAGCAATTTGGTTTTTAAAATCGGTTGAATTCAACACCCATTTTTCCCCATCCCATGTCCATGTTTTTGTATCAGAAGAATGTTGCTCATTTAAAGTCGGGGAAGATGGAAAATTGATAGCAGCCATGATTAATATCTATTATAGATTATAAAATGTCTTTTTACGAACATAGACGAATGTATAATTACATTAAGCTATTACTAGACTGCCCGATGCAGTAAAAGTACGAACTGTGTATGAACCTGATGTTGTTGCGGTGCCACCTGTGATTGTTAAACCAGTAGCCGAAGATGTTAGATAACGAACGATGACAACTCCTGAACCACCGTTACCACCAGAAGCAGTACCTGGGTGGGCACCGCCACCTCCACCGCCACCAGTATTTGTTCCTCCCACACCGCCTTCTGATGGTGAGTAACCACCTTGCCCTCCTCCACCAGCACCACCAGAACCTGGGGTTCTTGCTCCCGTATTGGTGTTCTGTGAGCCTCCGCCTCCACCGCCTCTTGTCACTGCCGTACCCGTGATGGATGAAGATAATCCTGCACCGCCATTGCCTCCAACAGTTGTAGACCAGTCCAATCCAACTGCTCCTGCGCCACCTCCACCACCTCCGCCAAGTGCCGTTCCACCAGTGTGTCCTCCACGACCACCTGCGTATCCTTGGTTGGCTGTCCCTGCACCAGCAGTGCTGGCTTGTACACCCGTACCGTCACCACCTCCACCACCACCACCAGAACCACCTAACGAACCTGCGTATGATGCTTGTTGTCCTGCTTTACCGCCACCGAGAGATGTTATGGTTCCAAATACTGAATCTACGCCATTTGTGTTTATCGTAGCACCTACACGCCCCACTCCTCCAGCACCAACAGTGACCGTATATGTCCCTGGAGTAAGTGTCATTGCTGCTTCAGCAGAAGCACCCCCACCAGAGGTTGCTCCAGAAACATTAGTGCGATAGCCGCCTGCACCTCCACCTCCACCTCCAGAGTTATTGTCTCCTCCGCCTCCGCCTCCACCGCCTGCAACAACAAGGTACTCAACATCAAGAGTACTAAAGTGTGCTGTTCCAACACTCCACGCAGACCCCAACCACACTCTTTGTTTGTAGGTATCAGTCTCAAAAATAGTTTGACCAGTAAAAGGTGATTCAGGTTTTGTACTAGATGTACAAATAGTAATACCGCTAAGGGTTGAAACAAGCTTGGCTTGAGTTACTGCTCCATCATTAATCTTTGCCGTGGTGACGGCGCTATTAGCAACCTTATCAGTAGTTATGTTTGCATCCAAAATTTTTGCTGTAATGACAGCATTAGAAGCAATTTTGTCAGCTGTTATATTTGCATCTAGAATTTTTACTGTAGTAACGGCGTTAGAAGCAATCTTGTCGGCTGTTATATTTGCATCTAGAATTTTTACTGTTGTAACAGCATTAGACGCAATCTTGTCAGCAGTTATATTCGCATCTAAAATCTTGACTGTAGTAACAGCGTCAGATGCAATATCTGCAGCTACGACTGCACCATCAGCAATCTTTGCTGTAGTGACAGCGCTATTAGCTAACTCAGTAGTGTTAACAGAACCAGCAGATGCAGCAGTACCAGTAATTTCCCAAATTGTTCCATCCCAAGTCCATGTTCGTGCGCCTACTGTATAGGTATTGCCGATAGTTGGGGAGAGAGGAAAAGAGAGTGCCATAAACTAAGCAGGGAACTCCACTTCTACCCAGCTCTGCCCATCTTCATCCCAAGAGTACAGACCTTCTGATGGGCGGACAACAGGGGCTTCCCATTCCGTTGTCTCTTCATTAAGAGACCATGATGGGAAAGGTTTAGGAGCAATGAATGCATTCAACCCCGAATTATATGTATAACCGATACCTGCATATCGTGCACGAATATTACCGTTATACGATGTTTGTTTCCATGTTCCACCCAAAAGATTACGACAGAACTCAGCGCCTACAGCCTCTGATTCATTCCCATCTCCATCTTTACAATCATCGTTAGATACCACGATAACTCGCAATACAATGTTGTCTTCACCAATTTCTGCAAAATGTGCCATTAATAATCCTCCTTAAAAAGTTATACTGCCTGATGCAGTAAAAGTATATATCCTGTAGCCACCTATCATAAACCATGCCTAGTAGCGTGAATAGAGTAGTTATGCATCATTTCCGCCGCAGTTAAACCCACATTATAAAATCTACAAGAGGTTATGTGGGTTACTTCATATTCAAGGTTAATAAAGGGTCTAACTCGGACAGAATTGGAAGACAATGTGTGTGAAGATGAAACCGACCCTCGTTCAACTCCGTTGGTATAACCTTTAAACACTCCAGATGTTCTTGTTATGCCAATGTGCCTCCAAGTTCCTGGCGGAACATTGAAGTTGGTTGCCCCGTACAATAGCGAATTTGAACCGTCATAGAAATAAATGGTATTATTGGCATCATCTGCTGATTTCCAAATTCTATTAGATGCTTGGTCTGGAAAGCCAAAATAGTGGTTGTAAACTGCGGATGAATTCGGCAACAGTACCCACATATCCACCGAATAGTCACCTGTACCTACAGCAAATAAGCTACTAGTAGCCACTTGTGCGTAGGTTGTATCTGCCGCAAATTGCAACTTACCACCATTAGATGAGCTAAATGACGGAGTGCCATTTACAAATGTTGCATTCAACCCGTTGCCACTTATGTCGTACCAAGTGCTACCGCTTCCAGGATAACTACTTGAGTTTCCTGCATCCAATTCTAAAACTAAACCTCTTCGTGTGGTTGGCGCAGACCAGTTGCCTGCCCCTTTTTCTCTTTGTGCATCACGAATAGCCCAAATACCAGAAGCAGAGGTTGGACTTACTGTCTTCTTCGCACCTATTAAGCCACCATTGGAACGCATTAACTAATCTCCTCGTAACTACATACTGCTTCAAGATCAGAGTTAGCAGAAGCAGTAAGACGAAGCGTGTCGCCTTCCTCTAAATAAATAGATTTAGAAATAATGTCCAAAGTTGCATCTGCGGGAACAGAAACCGTTTTGGCAATATGATAAGCAGTTGAAGAACGGAATATATCCACATTCACATCAGCAGCACTTGTACCATCCACATTAGAAACATACAAGGCATTAACTTTAAATACTTTTCCGCTTGAACCAGAATTCGTAACAATTGCTGTTGCTGTAGTAGTTACAGCAAGAACCGCTGTCTTGCCTGTAATTGTTGTTACGCTCACTATATTTGGTGCCGCCATGTCTTATCCTCCGAATACTATTGCCATTGCTATGGCTTTTCCTGTTGAAGCTTTTGTATTTAATTGTGTTTGAATTGCACTTGTCACACCGTCAAGATAACCGATTTCAGTATCAGAAACATTCGCAACAACCGCCTGCTTATTATCAAGTTGCGTTTGAATTGCGCTCGTAACACCATCTAAATAACCAATTTCTGTATCAGAAACATTTGCAACAATTGCTTGATAAACCGTTGGCGTAGCCCATTTTAATCCAGCCGTTACAGAAGAATCTGCAGTAAGAACTTGACCATTTGTGCCAGCCGAAAGACCACCAATTGTATTGTCTGCTGTGCCTACTAGGATATCACCTTTGGCATTAATAGTATTTATTAGAGTGCTATAAGGTGAAGCGCCAACTTCTACCCACACACTATCATAATAAACATAAGTTCCACCAGTAAGTGAATTAAACCAAATTTGTCCAGCAACAGGTGACGATGGGGCGGCATCTCCAATAGTTGCTCCGCCAGCCCCAAGGTTGCTGTATGTTGTACCATCATTTGTAAATTCCCATTTGTCTGTAGTTTCATTCCAGCGTAAAGAAACATTTGTAGATGTACCACGCTCAACCTCCACACCAGCGTTTTCTGTTGGAGAACCTGTAACATTATTATTTAAAATAATAATGTTATCGTCAACAGTTAGTGTTTCTGTATTGATAGAAGTAGTTGACCCAGAAACAATGAGATTCCCAGAGACTGTCAAATTAGAAGCAGCAACTGTGCCAGTAAAAGTTGGAGAGGACAATAAAGCGTAACCAGAAGCATTAACCCAAGCAGTGCCATTCCATTTAAGGAGATCGCCATTGGTAGCAGATGTAATTGTTACATCTGAAACATCATCAAGAGCATCAATTACCGCAGCAGCAAGACCAGTTGACACTGCGCTAGTAACAAACTCCGTAGTTGCAATTTGTGTAGTGTTTGTATTTGCTGTTGCTGTTGGAGCCAATGGAGTCCCAGTGAATGTTGGCGAAGCAATATTTGCCTTCAGGTTGTCTGCCGTAGTAACAAATGCTGTAGTAGCAATTTGTGTAGTGCTTGTGTTTGCATTTGCTGTTGGTGCTGCTGGAACTCCAGTAAATGTTGGTGAAGCAATTCTTGCTATTGCAGAAGATAGTCGTGCATCTGGTAAAGTCCCAGAAATTAATGCACTTGCATCTGTTGTTGCCGCAGCATCTGACCCATCAGCGCCATCAGCGCCAGATACTTCAACCCAGAATGAATCATAATAAATAAATTGCTTGCCAGTATCAGATTCAAACCATAAATCACCAGAAGATGGGCTTGCTGGTGGTGTTGTAGCAATTGTTATACTACCGCTACCGCCTTGAGCAGATAATGCAGAACTTAGTACAGAAATTGTATTACTAGAATTTTTGTAATACAAAATACCATCAGCATAATTAATAGCAAGCTCCCCTACCTCAAGTGAAGTAGGGGCGCTGTTTGCCGTTCCTGAATTTTTTAATTTAATCACATTAGCCATTCAAGCCTCTTAATTAGAAAGTACCGCCATCAATTGTAGCAGTGTTCGCAGCAAGTGCTGCGAGCTGAGCGCTGTAGGCTTGAACATTTGAACCGATTGCAAGACCTAATGCAGTT